AAGCGGCTTGTATAGCAATTGATTTGCTTTCATTCATAGCACTACCACTTTCAAACTCAACAAGTTTTGTATAGTCTTCTATATATCTAAATACATCTGATGATACTGCTACAGATAAAATTGTTTTAGAAGATAAAGTTTCTACCAGTATTTCTCCTGTACTAACTGATACAAGCCTAAGTGAAACAACAACTGTATCTTCCCTATATTGTTTAGAGGAACCAATGCCTAAATATCTTGCACCTATTCCTCCTGTTTTGAGATTAGTATTATAATCTACTATATCTCCTTCCATGATAATGCCAGCAAATAACAAAGGTTGTTGCTGTGTACTATCATTAAACTTTTCTCTACCTGATCTTATTATCTGTCTTTCTCTAGTAATATGATCAAAGCCTACCCTTTCTACAACTATGAAAAAATCTGATATCTTTAATGCTCTAATTAAATAATTTACAGGTGCTTGTGTTAAAGCTGTAGAAAAACTTGCAAAACCATCTATAGATTTTCTCTGTCCTGTTTGATCTAGAAATCTATACACAGCTACAACTGGTTTTCTTTTAGGCTGTGGTATATTTTTTATTGCTTCAGTAACTGGTTCATTTATAAAAGCATCTGCAGAAAAACATTCTGCTTTACCTATAATCGTTACTAGGTCTTTATAATCTCCTTCTGGATTAGTTAAACAAGGTAAATTGTATTTTGATGTTGATGCACAACTAGCTACCAAAACCAAAGTCACCAATAGGAATAGTAATCTGTGTAGTGCTTCCATCTAATGTATTAAAAATATTTAAAGTTATGTTTGTGCCATCTGAAGTCCAACTAATAATATTATCAAATAAAGTAAAACTACCTTCAGTAGCTGGATTTTCACCAAATAATTGATCTACTAATTGTCTAGATAACTGTGCAAATATTCTGGATTCAAAGTTTCTAATAAATCTAGCAAGTGTTGTATTCTCTGCATCTCTTAAAGCTGCTTCTTCTAATGCTTTTATTTCTGCTTCTAGTGCCTCTCTTCTAGTATATTCTTGATTATCTATAGTTAAATAGTGTGCAGATGTTCCTACACCGCTAAAAGAAGGGCTCTTAAATTTAAAAGATAATTCGTCAGGATAAACGAATAATGAAAAATTTAATATGAATACACTCAGGGATACAATCTTTGTTAATCCAAAAGCCCTTTGATAGTTAATCTTTTCTTTGATCATCTCTGTCTGCCTTAGCAATTTTATTGCTGTCAATTAATTGTGGCACTCCTAGTATAGTTTTTATTAAAGTATCTTGTCTAATTATTTCATTATCAAGACTTCTTACTCTATCTATTAAAGCTACTAGAATGCCATGTTGTGAATCTAATTTTGTTCCTAGTCTTTGTTCCATCGCAGTTATTTGCTCTGCAACTTTTTCGTCAACAACATCTAATTTGTTTTCCATACCATCAACGATACGCATAATTAGTTTATAAATAAACCAACCTAAACCTAAAGCTGCTGCTATAGGAAAACCTACCTGTTGTATTATTGTGACAAAATCATTCATAATGATGGGTTATAGATACCTTTCTCAATCAATAATGATCTATTTTGTAAATGTGCTAATTCTATATCAGCTTTACTTTGACCATGATAAGCTACTGCTAAATGTTCATCAATCATTGACTGGTTAATATCTTTACCATCAATAAATATTTTTCCTAAGATTCTGCCAAATTTACCTTTACTATCTTTTTCTGTTTTGATAATTATTTCATTACCATTATCAATATGATCTTGTATATACTGTGAAGCTAACTTACCTCTAGCTTTTTCATCTAAATCTCTAGTTCGTGATTCAGGAGTATCTATGCCATACATACGAACTCTAGCTTTGTGTAGTATAGAAAAACCACAATCAATGATGACATCGACTGTATCACCATCTACAACTCTTGTTACTTCACATTTATATTCGTACATTATCTTCTTTTTCCTTTATGCAACCCATGCTTTGCATGTTGTTTACCTTTAGCAGTTGCTTTTCTTTTTATTCTGTTAGCTCTAGCTAATTTTGCTCTACCTTTTTTAGTTGATTTTAATCTATCAATAGTTGCTTTAGGTGCATAAACTTCACCAGTCTCACTGGATTTTTTACCACTAGCAGTAGTCCATTTTTGCCCTGTCCATCTTTTTAAACTTTTTTGTGATTCTTTTAATGCCATTTTAATTTCCAAACATAACTATATATGCATCAGTTTTTTTAGGTTCTTCTATGAATTTTCTTTCTATTATATAAGGCACTTGACAACTCTTTAGTAATTCCCAGAAAGACTCTCTACCTGGATCACACATTATTAAAACTTTATCTTGATAAGCTAATTCTTCTATTAATGTAATCCAACTATCTATTTGTCCTTCCCAAAAACAAACATCACAAGCTATATAAATATCATGATGCATGGGTAAATCATTAGTAAAAATATCTATATTTTTAAATCTAGGTTTTGTTTCCATTAACTTTGCTACTAAATCAAAGTATGGTTTTACTGATTCATCTGCATCATATCCTGTAACTTCAGAACCTTGCTTTTGCATATAAGAGCTCAACACACCCCAACCACAACCAAGATCAGCTATGCTTGCATTATAAAAATTATATTTATCTAAATAATCTAATAATACAAATGTAGAGTTCCAAACTTTATTACCATGTAAAGAATGAACATTGTATTGTCTCTTGAGTTTTTTTATCTCAGGATGTTTAGATGTAGGTATCTCTATACCTTTTATATCTAAACTATTTATAGCCACCACCTTTAGCTTTGTATTGTTTTGCTAACATCTGTGCTTTGCGAGCACTCCATTGTCCAGGCTTTCCACCTTTACTACCTGCTTTAATTCTATTAAAAAGACGTTTACGCATCTCAGGCTTAGTATAGTTTCCAGCTTTATTGACTGTGCTTTTGCCTTTTTTTAATTTTACAGACTCTAAACTTTTAGCCTGATTAGCATGAGCCTTACTTGCTTTTTTTAATTTGCCTACAACTCTTGATATAACTTTCTTTGCTCTACTCATATATATTCACTTACTACTAGTGCTCCAATAATAAATGGGTAGACAGCCCAAAGCATGGCTTCTAAACGATCAAATCGTCTAGAGCCATCCTCTAATCTTTTTTCTATATTTTCATATCTGATTGCACATTCTCTTTCATGTGCTGATATTTTTTCCATAGAACTTTCTTTTGCCATTATTTTTTAAATTTAGCTTTTATTAAATCAATCCAACTAGGTTTGTATTTCCAAATTAAACCTAAACCTATAATTGATACTAATAATATTAAAACAAATATTTCCATTATTTCTCCTCTACATCTGTTTCTTCTGAAGATATTACATCAACATTTTCTTTTACATTAGCATTAAGTGCTTTTAGTTTTTCAACTACTACACTTCTTACTTTTGCTACAGCTTCTAACTCAGGTCCACCCCATGCACCTCTTTTACTAGAGACATCAATAAGCTGTAATACGTTTACATAAAAATTTTCATCTTTCATAATTTTATCCTAGCGTTTTCATTACACTAGTTGGTGTAACTTTTTCCGCTATGTCTGCATCTATTCTAGATTTTATAGCTGTAATTTCATCTGCTCCTAATGCAGCTTCAACCCAACTTTGAATTTTTGCAGAATCTAGACTAGACCAATTTATAAATGAAGATAAATCAGAAGTGTCTAATGCTACTGAACCATAAGATTCACTATTTTGTGGATTGCCTTCAGAATCATTATTAGAATCATCAACACCTTTTAATCTCCAGTGTACAGTATGCACAACATTTGATTTTCCACTTTTTGATGGGTATGCAGCACATTGACTTACATCCCATGTATATGATATAGCCATTTTATTTTCCTCCTTTTAATAGCTTAACTTCGTCTACAAGATTATCAATAGTTTCTCTAATATTCTTGTAACCACTCATATCCTCTAAATTTTTAGGAGTATGAGAATCTTTTTGTAATTTTTCTATTTGTTCTTGTTGTTCTTGGACAGCTTTGATTAAATGAGTTACTAACTTAGAGTAATCCATTTGATAATAACCCTCTTCAGTTTCTGATACTGCGTTAGGTACAAGCTCTTGAACTTCTTGAGCTATTAAACCTTCATCAGACTTACCACTCTCTTTCCAATTATAAGCAACTGGATTAAGTTCATTGACAACCTCTAAACCTCTGGCAGAACCTGTAATGTCTTTTAATCTTAAATCAGATGAAGTGTTATAGGTTGTAGCTGATCCTGTAACTGAAACTGAGCCGACTGTAGTATTTGCTTTTCTAAACTGTACAACTTGTCCGTCACTCGTTGTCCTGTTAAATATAGCTGCTACTGCAGCTGCTCTTGTAGCAGTTAATAAACCACCACTTTTTGCCTCGACACCTGTGTTAGCAGAGTTAGAAGATGTTTTACCTACGAATAAATCACCATTACCATCAATCCTGACACGTTCACTACCATTTGTTGATATAGGTATGAAGCCATCATTTAACTCAATTTTAGAGGTTGCACCATACCCAGTAAAAATTACTGTGTTGTCGTTTTCACTAACATCACCAATACTTATGGTCGTGCCGCTTTGTGAGATAACATTATTGTCACCTTCTAGTTTATAAGCACCATCTACTCTCAAATTACCATTTACGAATAATTTACCGCTTGATGTTGTACTACCTATTGAAACAGAACCACCTGAGTGAATCCTCATTCTTTCAGAATTATTGGTAGCAAAAAGCATGGCTGAATTTTCTGCATTATGGAGCAAAACATTACCCGTAGTGTCTCCTGCAACACCCACAAAAAACCTATCTGTATTATGGTCATTAGCAAAAGCTACAAGTGAACCTGTGCCTGAACCTGAAGCATGTATGTCAAGTAAAGTATTACCACCTGAAAAGGTTGATTGACCTATTGCTATAGCACCACTAGAGATAGTTCCTGCAAAAGTTGCTGCATTAGAACTTCTGTTTAATTCCAAAATAGTATCAGAGCCATCAAAAAAACTGAAATTCTCGCTTCCTGCACCAGTCATACCTATACGGAATATTTGATTATCACTTTCATCAGTAAAAGCCATTTGTGCTCGACCAGAACTAGAACTACGTTTTATTGTTAGGGCTGTTGCTGTAGTGCTTGAGGCTTTTATTCTAGTATCACCCTCAACATCTAACTGTACTGATGGACTGGTTGTTCCAATTCCCAAGCGACCTGCTGAAGTTAACCTCATTTTTTCTGTTGTTGCTCCTGATCCATCAGATGTAGTACCGAATATTAATCTACTTGGAGCATCACCATCCGCTACTGTTGCTTCTGCTTGATAACCAATGAAAGCCATTTCTTCAAAGTCAGAACCATCAAAACCATTCATTCTAATAATCCCACCTTGTCCACTAGGTAAAGCAGAACTTGAACTACTATTATCTCTTGCTCTTAGCTCTATTAAGTTAGCAGTGCCATCTCTTTGACCTTCTATAACTACTGAACCATTAGGTGAAGCAGGATTACTTGTGTCTATAATATGAAGTTTTTGTGCAGGAGAAGTTGTGCCAATACCTACTCTAGAATTATTACCTTCTATAGTCATGACATTAGATACATCATTAGAACCTAAATTTAAAAGACTTCCTGAATCTCTATCAAATATACTTGATGTAAGACCTGATTTTGTTATAAGTAAAGAATCACCTGTTCCTGTGCCTTCATCTTTATCTGAAATATAAAATGTAGGTTGTCCACTAGAAGGACCAACTAGATGTAAATTACCTGATGGGCTGCTTGTGCCGATTCCCAAGTCACCTGTTGAAGTAAGCCTCATAAATTCTGTGGTAGAATTGAAAGCATTATTTTCGGATGCAGCAGATGTTGTTCTAAAAGATAAATTTGCACCTTGATCATCACCATCACCAATAGCTAATATACTTGCTACTGCATGACCATCACTGGCTGTAAACGAAACACCACCAGTAGTTCCTGTAGCATTAGTGTTTGTTCTTTGTAACTCTAAGATAGTAGTGCCTGAAGCACCTGCAATATGTAGTAGATTTGAAGGGTTGGTTGAACCAATACCTACACCTGAAGGGTTAACCCTCATGCGTTCTGCACTATGAGCAGCAAATCCTAAAGCACCATCAGTAGGTAAAAATATACCAGTACCTCTATTACCATTAGAATCTATTTGACCAGAAAAACCAAAAGCTGGATAAGTAGCAGAACCTTGGTCTCTAGACATAAAAGCAACTTGGTTTGAATCTGCATCAACATCAAGTTTAGCTTCAGGACTGGTGTGACCGATTGCTACGTTGCCTGAACTATTAATTCTCATGCGTTCCGAGCCAGTAGTTGTTGTAGCATTTGCTGCAGTAAAAAATTTAACAGAAGTTGCAGCATTAAACTCACCCAAAGCACCACCTATTAAAATATTATTCTCAGATGACGATGATTGAGCTGCTATAGCTAATACTGGTTCTTGATCTACATCATAATGTTGTGTACCGAATGTACCATATTTTTCAGCATCATCTGACTCAGAAGTTGCTACTAATAATTGTCCACCACTTAGAGCATCGACAATATGTAATTTTGTATCAGGGCTGGCTGTACCGATACCCATGTTGCCTGAGTTATCAAACCTAGCATATTCGCTTGAAGCACTGCCGTTATTACCTAAAAATTGAATAGAACCATTACTAGTATTATTTCTAGCAAATATTTGTAGTTGTCCACCATTTTGACTAATTGTTGTAAACTGATTTGTACCATCAGTATCTTGTATTCTTATTTTTGCATCTGTTCCAGATTTTGAAACGTGTAAAGCAACTGATGGCGAGGAAGTTCCAATACCCAAATCACCTGCATTAAATCTAGCTTTTTCACTACCACCATCACTAAATATTATGTCGCCACCATCTGCATCTAGAGTTAAATCACCTGCAACATCAATAGTCATATTACCAGCATTAACTAAATTAGAGCCTGAGCCGATGGTAACTTGATTGTTGAATGTAGCGGCACCTGCTGCTGACATATCAAGGGTAAGTGCTGTTACTACACCACCACCATCGTCACCTTTAAATATTATGTCTTTGTCTTGAACTAAAGATTGAATAATAAAGTCAGAGGTTGCTCCTTTAAGCTGACCAAAAGATGTTCCACCATCTTTTAAAACAATTTCTCCACCATCAGCATCAAGAATAATATCTCCACCAGAATCAATGGTTAAATCACCTGCATCAGAGATAGTTGATCCGTTAATTGTTATATCGTCTACTGTAAGTGTTGTAAGAGTTCCAAGACTTGTAATGTTTGTTTGAGCTGCATCTGATACTTTTAAACCAGCAAAAGCATCTACTACAGCTGCTCCTGAACCAGCACCATCTGAATAAACTGCTTTAACTTCTCCAGCTGGAATAGTGACATTTGCTCCTGAACCCTGTGAAATAATAATATTTTGAGAACCAGATGTTGCATTTTCTATCAGCCAAAACTTAGAAACAGTATTAGGACCAATAGTAATAGTACAAGCACTATCGAGTGTACCTGTATACTTTAAATAAAAAGAACGACCTGGATCAGTTGCTCCATCTGCTATTGTTGTTGTATGTGTGTCAGCATCTGTAGTTATGGCTTCTGTGCCAAAACTAAATGCTTCTGCTATAAGTTCTAAATTAGTATTCGTAGAAGTACCCCAGGTGCCTGCTTCATCACCTGTAGCTATTTCTTTGAGTCTTAAATCATTTACATAAGTTGCCATAAGTTTTCCTTGTTATGCCACCTCTTCCCAGTTTGGTACTTGAGATGTGTCTATATTACTATAATTTGCTGTTTGTGAATTATCCACATTTCCATAAGTTGGTGTTTGTGAACTATCTACGTCTGTATAATTTGGAGTTTGTGCATCATCTACATTTACATAATTAGCTGTTTGTGCATCATCTACTAGACCCCAAACATTGACAATATTTAATTCAGATGTACCTAAAATGCCAGTAACATCTATATTTGCTTTTGCTACTATAGTTGCAGAATTTACTAATGCTTGTGCAGATAAACCATCAGGACTTAAAATATTATTTGTAACTAAACTAATACTTCCTAGTCCGCTAGTTCCTGTTAATCCTGTAACTGCAACATTAGCTGCTGCTGTTACAGATTCATCTCCTAAAGTTCCTATAGAAGCAGAACCTGATA